GTTTCACAGAGCCGTATCGGTCATAAGGCACCGGCTGCTGCGCGGGTACCCCCGCCGACTTCGGCGGGGCTGTTTTTGTGCTCGCATATTTCCTATTGAACTCTTGGGTTGCTGCATTGAACGGGTTTACAAGCGGTTGGGACGACGGCCTATTTTTGCTCAGATAGATTGTCGGCCGATTTGCCGAATTCTTGTTTTTTGTCTCATCGTCCAAATAGATTGTGGGGCTTGTGTTCAAATAAATTGCGGCCATTTTATAACACCTCACATGATGTCAATTCCGTACTTCTGAGCAAGAAGTCTCGCGTCTTGTTCCGTAATTCTTCCAGCGTCCACTTGGCTTTGAATGGCATAAGCCACTTCATTCAATATTTGATCCTGCGCAAAATATGCATTCGCCGGGTTTGTTTGCAGCCTGTTTTCCATTGCGTCATAGAACTTTTGCGCTTCGCTTGACAACTTCGGAGAATAAGCCACGCCCGTGTAATACTGGTAAGCCTGCCTGGCCTCATCGCTGTCCACTCCGCCGTCCAGTAGAGACTGCGCCTGTGCCAGTGATAGCTTCGGCTTGTAGCTCGCCCCAGCGGCCGCCAGCTTGGCGGCATATTCCTGCTGCAAAAGCCGCTCATTCTCCGCGGCCTGAGCCTGCTGCAAGCTGATATTCTGCACCTGCTTGAGGTAATCGGCTTCAAGGTCGGCAAGGGAGGTGTCGCCGTTGGCCCTCACCTGCGCGATATTGGTGTTGAGATCATTCAAAGCGTTCTGATACGCCCTTGTAATCTCGTTCACCTGGTTGCCGTAACTGGTGTCCAGCCCGACAAGGGAGCTTTCCGCCAATCCGCTGTTTGCAATACCGGCCGCGCTCATCTGTTGGGGCAGATTCATAAGCGCCTGCTGCTGACGTATGTAAGCCTCCTGCGCCGCCTGCGCCCGCTGCTCCTCCAAAACCGGCCTTTGGCTTTCCAACCGGTCGACCGCCGCCTCAATCTGTGCCTCCCTGGCCTTCCTTGCGGCCCTTTCCTGCTCCTTCGCCAAGCGTCTGGCCTCGTCATAGTAGGAATCCGTGCTACCCCCGCTGCTCGATGTGCTGGAGCTTCCCGCACCGGATGTGCTGGGCGCTTTCGGCGTGCTGGGGGCCTTCGGTGCGCTGGAGCTGCTTGTACTCCCGCTGGTTTTGTTGTTATTGCGCGGGCCAAGCTGTGCCGATTGCCCCTCGTATCCCGATTGGTATCCATACCGGCGGTTAACATCATCACTTTTATATGATTGACCTGGAGTATAATAAGCCATTGTCATTCCTCCTTCACGATCGGGTTATATCCCTTGCTTTTTAGTTCTTGCACTTGTTTTTCCGCATTCTTGCGATCTCGATACGCCCCCACCTGCACCCGGTAGAGCTTGTCGGGCTGGGGCGGGTTCACCAGCGCCCTGACCCTCTCGCGGAAGGTAAGCCACGCCTCCGGGTGCTCCACATACCACAGCGGGCATTTCTTCCCCGTCACATCGTAGTGCCGAATCACATCTTTGCCCGGGTCAAACCCTCTCCGCTTGCAGATGTCCGCTGCCAGTTCCGCCAATGCCTCCTCCGTCACGGCGCTGAACTTCCCAGTCTTGTCCGGGTGGCACACCTCGATGTTGATGCCGTATTTGTTCCCTTGGCTCGCACCGTAGGAGATTTCCTCCTCCGGGATGCACCGGATGACCTCCCCCTGAAGCCCCACCACATAGTGCGCCGAAACGTAGGTCGCATGGGTTGTGGCAAGGTTGTCGAAGTAGTCCCGGTTGTTCTGCGCCGTGCTGCCAGGGTTGCCCACATAGTGCACGATCACCTTCGTGGGCCTGATCTTCGTCCCCGGCCGGCTGTAGGGGTTTATACGGATGAGCTGTTCCCTGATCTCCATGGCCTCACTCGTCCTTCCCCGACTGCTTCACAAGCTGGTTTGCATATACGCTGCACCCCGCCGCGAGAATCCCCTGCGTCAGCGCTACGAAAACGGCCTGTAACGCATCTTTGTAACCTGTCATGTCCGTGGTCGCCAGCACCCAGACGACGGCCAGCAGCACGCCAGCAGCGCCCAACGCCAGCGGAATATACTTGTCCGCAAATGCCTGGGCCTTTTTTAGCCCCGCGCCCAGCAGGTACAACACCGGCGCCAGAATCAGCAGTTCGGGCTTTATGTAATTCATGATCTGCTCCATATTATTCTTCCTCCTTAGGCTCGGTCGGAAGCTCCCGCAGAACTTCCAACAATTTTGTGATCGTCCCGTTTCCGCCGAGCGCGTGGTACTGCGTGTACATCGCCTCGGCGTTTTCCATGCCGTAAATGGGGCAATAGCCCTTTGCGGAATAGTGGTTGTAGGTCTGGATGATGCGGTCGCGCAGCAGGGCCTGAATCCCCAGCTTCACCGCGTCCTGCTCCTTCATGTACTGTTTGAACCGGCTGGACAGGGTGCGGTAGGCGAGGCCCAACAGGGATAACGCCGCGCCGAACAGCACCTCCAGCCAGTAACGGGCGATAAACTCGATCAAGCTCATCCCTCCGCCTCAAAATGCGCCGCCAGCTCAAACGGCGGCCACAGCATGTCCGGGCAATCCGAGGTGCAGCGGTAGACAACGCCTTGGTTCCGCACCCGCATCCCGGCCTTTGCCGACATATTGTAGACGTAGGGATATATCCCATCCCGGTCTGGCGCGGGCCGCGCGCCGTAGATCGACTCCGTGCCAGTACTGAATGGAGGTTGGTGCTCTTGGGCGAGCACGCCATCCTGCTTCACATACCCCGCGTTGCCCTGGTACTCAAAGATCGCGCCTCTCGCGTAGGTCTTGCCAGCTTCCCACGCGGGGAGGCTTTCCGCAAAAATCCCCATGTCCTCGGGCGGCGGGCTGTCCGGGCTGGTCTGCGCCAACGCCGCGCCCGCTGTTTTCAGATTGTCCACATACTTTACAACCGTCTCTGCATCGTTTCTGTAGTTCATGTGTTCCCTCCCGGCAATACTGCCTGCGTGCGGGCGTAATACTCCCGCAGTTCCTCTAACTCGGTCTTTTTCCCCATTACAACGCTGAACGTCCCGTCGCGGTGGTCGGTGATCGGCCCGGCGAGGCAATACTCGCTCTGGTCGTAATCCTCGCCGTCATGCCGCAGCGAGAACGCCGCGTTATCCACAAACAGCTCCGCCAGCTCCGCATAGCTGCTGCCTGTGATGCGCAGCTCCAATGCGGGCCGGTTGGCCCCATGCACATTGCGCTGTACGGCTATGGCCATTCCTTCCAATGTTTTGTCGCCTATGATAATCATTCTTTGCCCCCCTTATCCCGGTAGTACTGCCTGCGTGCGGGTGTAATATTCCCGCAGCTCTTCCAATTCTTCCACTGGTTCCTGCGGCGCGGGAATTTCGCTCCATCCCTCCGGCGATTCCACATCGATGGCCGGGGCCACCGTGTCGCCGTCTGTGACCGCCATGCCCTCAGCGGCTATAAGCCGGTACCAGAGCACATAGTCCCCCTCCGGTTCTTGCAGGGTGAACCGATTGCCCTGCCGGTACAAATTGCGTATTTCCATCTTATATCACCTCACAGTAGCACATACGTAATATTTGCATTGGTCGCACCCCAGGGCGCGCCAGACACCGCGCCCTGCGCAAAGCCACATGTGATCTGGGTCAGGTTGGTGCAACCTGAAAATGCAGTGGTTACTATACTTGTAACGTTGGGCCCTATTGTTATACTTGTCAGTCCAGTGCAACCAGCAAACACCATTGATCCAATCGTGGTTAACGCATCTGGCAAAGAGGTGATCTTTAGGCTGGTGCAATTTTGAAATGTGTACGCATCCAGTTGTGTGATCCCTGCTGGCAACGAGGTTAGCGCGAGATTTGTATCGTACTGGAATGCTCGGTTTTTGATGGCGGTTAGTCCCGCTGGTAGCGACGTTAAAGCCAAATTTGGACAACTGGCAAACGCAGATTGCGGAATTTCGGTGAGACCATCAGGTAAGTTGGTTAAAGCGAGAGCGGTACACACCTCAAAGGCATAATCCCCGATGGTTGCAAGATTCTCCGGCAGAGCTGTTATAGCTAAGGCTGTACACCGCTGGAAGGCACTTCTGCCTATAGACGTGAGATTATCGGGCAATTTATCTGGCGCAAATACCGTGCATCCGTTAAATGTATACTCACCTATTGCGTTAACATTATCCCACCCGCTAATCGATGTCAGTGTACTCCAGTTATAAAACACACGATCACCCAACGCGGTTGTTTCTGTAGGTATAACGACACTCGCGGAATCCCGTTTGAGCATATTCACGTAATCCTCGCTACTGCCGCCACCAGAGATGGTTCCTACACCCGCCGTAAGCTCCGCAAATGTCGCCACATCGCCCGTCTTGGAGACCGTCCCGCCCTTGTCGGTGATGGCGGTCTCCAAACTCGATTTTCCATCAACGACAGACTGAAAATTTTCCT